TTAAATTATACAAAATATATATAAATATAACTAAAAAAGCAACGCTCTGGAATTATTTACTTGACATATGACCAACTAAACGCAACACTATAGATATCGGTAGTCGAGCCGATTTGTTTCCCTTACTAATTCAATTAACAACAAACAAATGACAAAGACACTCCCACAAACTCATTCAGCACTTAACAAAACTATTAATGGCCTTGAGTATTCTAAAGAACTTAAAACTTGTGTAAAAACTACTTATACATTTACTGATCTTGAGAAACAGGTTATGGATCTATTCCCTATCGAATGGTATGTAGATGACCTAGAAGCTTCTGATTTTGGCCTAGACGATCCTTCAGAGTGGTTATTAGATTGGGATGAAGTACAGCCTTTAATTAAAACTTTAAACATTACACAAAATCAATTAAAGGGTGTAATTGGTTCTTTAGCAAACAAAGGAGCTATCGAAATAGAAACTAGAGGAGAGACAAAAGCAGAAAAGAAAATATGGGGCGAAGATCTTTACTGGCTTTCTTCCAGATGCTTTGAGTCATTAATAGCAGAGGTCAAATAATGACCTTTGCTTTATTTCCTTATTTACTTTTATTCCTAATCCTTATTTAACATGACACTAACTAACGAAAAATTATGGCTTGTAGAAGTTTTCCAAACTTACCGTAAAAAGCACAAGCTACCTAATGAATCAGCAATAGATTTATTAAATGCTCCACACCGAGACAAGTTGCAAGTGCGACACATAGAATGGCTAGTACAATTTATGGATGTCTGGGATACTGTAGAGTACAGCGTCAAAACTAAAGCAGAGGGTTAACAACCCTCTTTTTTTTGCCTAATTACTTGATTAAGTGTTGCATTTATGCCAATATAGAGGTATGGAAAAAGCAAAATTAACACCAGTTGAACTTTGTATAAAAGCTTTCGGTGGTGTTCGCCCTATGGCGAGAAAAATTAATAGGAATTGCGGCAGTATTTCAAAATGGAGGAGGAGCGGATTAATTCCTACCAGTATTCAAAGAACAGTACTTGAGAAGGCATGGGAATTAAACCTACCAGAGATCACCCCATATTCTATTATTTTTGGTGAAGAATGAAAAATAAAAAACCTTATAAATTTCCAGAAGGTACATTATGGTTTAATCCAGATTACGCAGAGAAATTGAAAATATTTAAAAATGGAGAATGGGTAGAAACAGATCCATTTGAAAATTTAGAAGAAAGGAAAGTAAAGAAATGAATTGTTATTGGTGCGATAGCCCTTTGACTTGGGGTGGTGATATTGACACAGATGAGTCAATGCCTACTTATGAAGAGTTTTCGGTAATGACCAATTTATCTTGCCCTAGATGCGATGCACAGGTAGAAGTTTTAAAGAAACGAGATGCCTTCGATTAATTGATTACTTGACAACTGTTGCATTATGTTATACACTAGTTAATGAAGGGGCATGGGTCAGCGCACAAGTTGCTGTTTAAGTCGAACCTCCCTTCAACTCCCAACTTACTAATTTCTATTAACAAACATGGGCAGACCAAAACTTCCAGAATTCACCGCACAAGATGCTGATGACTATGGACACCTTAAGGCACAAGCTGCTGACATCCTCAGAAAGATTGAAGCTCTTAAGAAAAAAGCTATCAAATCAAAAATTGATTGCAAAGAAGGAAGTATGTTTAACGTTATAGTTTCCAGATCGGAACGAACATCATTAAGCACCGAGAAAGTAAGACAACTATTAAAAGAGGACATCTCTTTAGTTGAACAGGTAACCAAGGTTACAACAGTACGAGTAAATTCTAGAAAACTAGTATTTTAACCGTTGGGGGCTTATAGCCCTCTTTCTTTTTGATCCCTTAAAAATTTTTATTTACAAAATCAAATGACAATTTCATTTCCAAAATCATCGCACCACTCAGGTTTGCGAGTTATGATTCGCAATCCACATCCTAAAAAAGAAAGGCATGGAGACTGCGGAGTCAGAGCTATATGTTTAGCCTTTGACCTTGACTACAATAAAGTCTGGAACGCTGCTACAAAAATGAAGCAGATGAATGCACCACTATATAAATACAATTATGGCGGTGGCTATGTTGAATACAAAAAATCTAAAGCAACTGCTACTAGAGGTTTATCAAAAACAGATTTGATTGATACTCTTGCTTTTTTAAACATTGACGCAGTTTATAAAACTACTGCGTACAAAGAAATTGGCAGAGACATCCAAATGTATTTTCATGCAGGTAACCTTCCTGAGAGATGCATAGCCCACATACCCAGACATTGGGTAGCTGTTAAAAATGGTTCTATCTGGGATAGTTATGACAGCCGTGGTACAAGACTAAGAAAGCTAAGAGGATATGTTTGTTTAAGGGAGGATGATTAATGCCAGATATCCAGAAACTGGAGAGGTTAGACTTTTTGTCTAGCCTTTCTTATTCCGACCACACTTCCGAGGATTGGGATGAAGAACTCAGACTCGAATGTGAATTACAAAACCACCCTTTATACAAATCTTATTTAGATCAATGAGAAAACATACAATCACCGTCTACACCAATGACGAGTATTCACTTTACGACATTCTTAAAGAAGTCAGATCTGAGATAGACCGTAAGGTTTTCGATAGAGCAAACATCAGGCAACGTAAATTTACTGGCACATGGGCAGAGGAGGTAACATCTTCTTCTCCACTTGCTAATCGTTATGGTTACAGATACGAAACCGTAGCTAAATGGGAATCAGTCGTAGTTCCTAACAAAGAATTTATTCAATTTCAAAAGGAGTCTAACTAATGACCACAAAATCGTACCCAATTACAGATAAGCAATCATGGTTAGAAAACCGTTTGCTTGATGTCACCTCTACTGAGGTATCAGCATTGTTTAATCTCAACCCATACCAAACAGAGTTTGAACTCTACCACCAGAAAAGGGAAAAGATAGTTATCAACATTGATGACAACGAAAGAATGATGTGGGGCAGACGTTTAGAAGATTCAATTGCTTTAGAGTTTGCTGAAAGAAACAAAATGTCAGTTGAATCTTTTGATGTCTACCTTCGTAACCCAGAAACAAGGATGGGTAGTTCTTTTGATTACAAAATTACAAGTGAAAAAGAACCTGCAATTTTAGAAATAAAAAATGTAGATGGGTTGGCCTATCGCAAGAACTGGATTGAACATGACGAGTACAACATTGAACCGCCCGAACATATAGCTTTGCAGCTACAGCATCAGTTAGAAATTACTGGTTACAACGTTGGTTACATAGTAGCTCTTGTTGGTGGTAACACCATGAAAGTTGTGCGTAGTGAAAGAGATCCTAAGATTGGCAAACTTTTAAAAGATAAAGTAGAAAATTTTTGGGAACGAATTAAGTTAGGCGTTCCTCCTGATGTTGACTACACCAGAGATGCCCAGTACATAATGAAAAATTTATGTAATCAAGCAGAAGATGGTTTAGTTCTTAAAGCAGATGAAGACATGGACAAATTGGTTGATGACTACAACGCAATCAACAGAGAATACGTTTCATTAGGCAAACAAAAGGATGCAGTCAAAGCACAAATTTTAGAGCTAAGTCAAAATGCATCCAAGATTATGTCTAACTACGGAACAATATCTTGTTCTATGTCTAAAGCTAGTAAAGGCAAACTAATCACACCAGAAATGGTCGGTACATACATCAATCCTCGCAAGAGCTACCGTATGTTTCGTTTCAATCAACCAAAAGGAATTTAAATTATGACCTCATCAATCACACCACTTGTAGCCATGCAGGGAACACTAGAAAAAATGGCAGACAAATTTACTGAAGCTTTGCCAAGGCAAATGGATGTAAACAAATTTATTAGTGTTGCTAAGTTAACGCTAAATAAAAATCCAAAGCTATTACAAGCAGACAAAACAAGCTTATTGCAAACCTTTATGAGGGCAGCACAAGATGGTTTGTATTTAGATGGCAAAGAAGCAGCAGCAGTTCAGTATGGACAATCAGTTCAGTACATTCCTATGGTCGAGGGAATTATTAAGGTCTTACATAACAGCGGATTAATAAAAACTTTATGTGCCGAAGTCGTTTATGAAAATGATTTGTTTGATTACGAGCTAGGAACTAAACAACACATAACTCATAAGCCATTAATTACTGGAGACAGAGGTAAACCTGTATGTGTTTATGCCATTGCTGTAACTACTAATGAAGGTGAATATTACGAGGTTATGAACATGGCAGAAATTGAAAAATGCCGTCAAGTTTCTAAAGCCAGTTCATCACCACATTCTCCTTGGGTAAAATGGTTTGACCAGATGGCAAAGAAAACTGTTATTCATAGAATTGCAAAACGACTACCTAAGAATGATGCAATAAGTTCTGTTGTAAGAATAGATGAAGATAGCATGGTAGACATTACACCTAATGCAAGGCAATCAACAGAACCAAAAGATTCTCTATCAAGGTTAAAAGAATCAATCGGTATGGATCAAGAAGACGTAGATAAAGCAGCAGATAATGTAATCAACAACTACCGCAAGGAGGAGTAAATTAATGGATAAACCTAAAAAAGATGACCTCTTAAATCAAATGAGGTTTTTAGTAAATGATTTAATTTCAGAATTAAATAGATTGGAAAGAGAAAATCCAACATACCAAAGAGTACATGATGTTGAATCTTTTTTTGAATATCGACTAGCACAATACCAACACCATTTAACAGCTAGGAGGAAGTGATGCATTTTTACTCCTTCAATATTGGCGATTACATAAGCCATACCAAACACTTATCTGATACGGAGGATCTAGCATACCGAAGGTTGCTAGACCTCTACTATCTTCATGAACGGACGTTGAACGAGGATGTGGCAATCGTTGCACGAAAGATTAACATGAGGGATAACGTACCAGAAGTAAAAGTAGTTTTGGAAGAGTTTTTTGTTTTAGAAGTTGGTAAAGGATGGACTAATCCAAGGGCTGACGAAGAAATACAAAAGTATCAAAGCAAGGTACAGTCAGCGATTAGAGCAGGTAAAGCATCTGCTCTTGCTAGGTCTAACGCTAGTTCAACAACCGTTCAACCAAACAAGAAACAAGAAACATTAAACAATAAACAAGAAACATATAATAATAAGACGCTAAAGCGTCCTCGTAATGTCACTAAAAAAACATGGGATGATTTCTTAATTCATCGAAAAAACAAGAAAGCACCATTAACAGAAACTGCTTTTATCGGTATAAAAAATGAGGTTAAAAAAACTACGATTAGTTTGGAGGAAGCTTTGATTATGTGCCAAGCCAGAGGATGGCAAAGTTTCAAAAGTGATTGGCTAAATTCCACAAAAGTGAGCAATCGCCAAATATTTGAGAAACATAACTACGGTGAGGGGGTACAAAAGATATGAGTTCAGCTTATGACAATCTGCCGACTGATGAACAGTGTAAGGAAATTCTTAAAGAGAAACTACAAGACGCAGAAAAGGAACTAAAAGACGCAGAAAAAAAAATTAAGTTATACAAGGATTGGCATTTAGGTTCGCCACATCAACAGAGAAGTAGAAAAAGATCATTTAATAAAAATACAGAACAATTGCCCATACTCGAAGGCAAGGTAAATCTTATAAAAAGGATGTTAAAGGAGTATGAAAAATGAGTTTAGAAAACCTTATCAACAAAGACAGGCCAACAGAAGAACGCACTTGTTCTATACACAATGTTGCCTATACTTCAACAAACTTTATTGGCGAACACTGGACAGAGTGTCCAAAGTGTATGATGTTACGCAAGGAGAAGGAAGCTTTAGAGCAAATCAAGGCTGACAAGCAACGTGAACAGGAGCGTGAGCAGCGTAGATGGACAGCCAAGGTAGGAAGTGCAGCTATTCCAGAACGATTTAAAGATCGGACATTAGATAGCTATGTAGCAAAGACAAGTGGTCAACAGAAGGCATTAGCTTTTGCAAAAGAGTATGCAGAAAACTTTGACCAAGTAATAAAAACAGGACGTTCTGCAATCTTTGTTGGCAAAGTGGGTACAGGTAAAACCCATTTGGCAGTAGGCATTGCGTTGAGCATCATGCAACAACAACGGTCACCAGTATTTGTCACCGTGCAACGTCTAATCAGAAGAGTTAAGGATAGTTGGAGAACAAAAGAAGAAACAGAAAGCGATGTGATTAATGCTTTTGCATCACCAGATCTATTGATACTAGATGAAGTTGGTGTACAGTTTGGGTCAGAGTTTGAAAAACAACTGTTGTTTGATGTGCTTAATGAACGCTATGAAAAACTTAAGCCATCAATTTTATTATCAAATATTCCTAGCGAACAATTATCGGATTATCTTGGCGAGCGTGTCATGGATAGACTTCGTGAAAACGGAGGTGCATTAATTGGTTTTAACTGGGATTCATACAGGAAAAGTTTATGACAACTGAACAAAAAATTGCAGCAGCGAAAGCTCGCATTCGTGAATTAGAATTATTAATTAAATTATGGAGCAAGTAACTTTGGAAGAGCAAACTATTTTAAAGATTGCCAAATACAAATGTCAGTTGGCAGAATTAGACAGGCAGTTTTGGTTTGAAAATTTAGATTTAAGATTTTACAGGGTTAATTTTGACCGATTAACAGAAGCAATTAAGGAGTTAGAGAATGATTGAAATAGTATTAGGTTGGCCACCAACAGACCTGTCACCTAACGCAAGAAAGCATTGGGCAGTAGTAGCTAAAGCAAAAAAACAATACAGAAAAGATTGTTTTAGCGTATCTAAAGAACAGTTAAAAAAATATCGAGGAGTAACAGAAAATATACCTGAGAGATTAGTTTTAGAAATGACATTTATCCCACCAGACAGACGAAGTTATGACCGAGACAACTTAGTTGCTAGAATGAAAGCAGGTATTGACGGACTCGCAGACGCACTACGCATAAACGACAAACAGTTCAATACTGTCATCTCAACAATGGATCAAGATTACCTCGGTGGTTTTGTCCGCATACGCATACTACAGGAAATTCCTTATGGCACGAAAAATCAAAAACCTATCCGTCAAGACACGAGAATACAAAGATAGGGATGGTAACAACAAAGCAAACTATCAAAATGTTGGAGCTATTATGGAAAACGACAACGGCAAGCAATTTATGCTAATAGATAAATTTATTAATTTTGCAGGGTTACCTGATTTTAGTGGCAAAGAAAACTCCGCATCTTTATTAGTAAATATATTTGATGTAGATAATGATTACAAACCTAATCGCAAAGATATACCACCATCTTATAAAGGCAATGATGATGCAGACGATTGGAATAGTTCACGCAAAGTACCAGAGGTAGACGAAATTCCATTTTAATAGTAGCCCCAGAATGACACAGACCATTTATCACTCTGGGGCTAGGCTCTAGAGTTGGGGAAAAGAACTAGAACCTACCAAGCCATACCACTGCTTATTTCTTTGGTGGCTTGGGTTTACCGTAGGATTTTTTGTAGGCCATAATAAATTCCTTTTCTTTTTAATTATGAAAGAATTTTTTTATTCTGTCTATAGTTTTACGCTCTTCTCTCATATGTTTTTTAGTTAGCATTGCTTCAAGTTCTACTACTCTTCCTAATAAACTGGCAAGAAATACATCTTGTTTCATTTGATGCCGTATTAAATGTGTGCAATATCTTTTTACTCCATCGTGATCATCGCTTTTTAAAACTTCTCTAATACGCATCTCCACAGATAACTGCAACTCTACAGGTGGTTCTTCTATTTCGATGTTGAGAAATTTATCTTTAGCCATCAGTTTAATTTGGGAAACAGATTTTGCTCAAGCAAATCAACTGCTTTATCGTCCAATGTATTCGAGGTCTGCTTTACAAATGCACGACATAAATCTATTACTAACCTTTTACATCCTGTCGTAGAAAGAAAGCGTAATAATATAGGCTTTAGTATTTTGTACATAGTTTGTTAGTTTTTCCAAACATAGCACACGTTATTGTATCTTGCCTTCTATTCTGCTAACCGCTTCTGACAACTTGTTTAGTCTAAAGTATATGTCTCGTATGTCTCGTTCTCTACGACTACTAATATTAGAAATTACCATGACAAGTGCAGTAGCTGCTGCCCCTATAAGTGCTGCGTATATCTCAGGCATTTGCGTAAATAGGTAATTATGTATAGTATGACTAATAAATCTTAGTTATGACAGAAGAAGTTAAGAAAAATCCTCTCAAGAAACTTAAGGAAACTATTGAGGACAAAGAAGAACAACTAGCTTTTATTTCAGTAGTAGTCAGGTTAGTTGTAGTTGGGTGGAGTGGTTTCATAGTATCCCTTAACTACATAACAATTCCCGGTTATAGTAACGAACCCAAGGATATAACTTTTCCGGCTTCTCTTTTGACAGGTGCATTAGCGAGTTTTGGTTTGGAAGGTGCTAAGAAACGTGGCGATGGAACATTTAAACCAGATGAGAAACCATTAAACAAAAAAGAAGTAGAAGCGTTATTAGCTACACAATCTAGTAGTTATCAAACAGTTAGAATAGAAACGCCTTTAAAAATTTTAGGTGCTGAAGTTGTCAACAAAAAGGAAGACAAAAAATGAAAAAATTATTTGCACTTTTATTTTTGTTTAGTCCTTCTGTAGCACTAGCAGACATCACGCAAAAATTTACGACATCTGCCCAGATTTCGGTAGATATGCCGTACTCTGTTACTAATAAATTAGGTACGACATATTCAATATCAGGTAATAACATAACTCCGTCCGTAACTTCTGGTGGATCTACAACATCTAATGCTATTGGTGGACTTAATGTTTCTTCTTTGACCGCAGGTGTGCCGGCAATAGTGCAAACTGATAAGGCAGTTGCTACCGCAGGGAGTGCATTCTCACTGACGGAAACGCTAACTATGGGTGATGCAACTCCAAGTGCGATCACGCCATCGTCAGGCATAGCAGCACTACCACACCTTGGTGGGCAGACAACAATAGGGAGTGGTGGCACATTAGGATCTGGAGCGATGACAAGTTTATCTAGTGGTGTACATACTTGTAGTGGTGCATTTGGATCAGGCTCTAGTTGCATAGGATCGACAACAGTTACCATAACCATTGACTAAACTTTGGCTGCTATTAATAATATTATTTCCTGTCAAAACCTTTGCAAATCCAGTAGTACCAACCTTCCGAACAGGAAGTTCAAGTACAAATTCCCAGACTCAAAGTGTAATAACAGAATCGGTGGTATCTCATCAGTTCCGTACAGGGTATTCTCTGAGCGTATCAGGCACAAACATAGAGAGTGCAGATGTTAATGGCTATATTAACTCTATACCTACGGCAGAAGCTGAACAAACAGTTAATGGAATTAACTTTTCATATACAAGCCCTACGTTGGAAGGTGTGCCTAGATGGAAAATAGTAAACGAAGGTCAGCCTTTCAGTTTGGTCGAATCAATAATTTCTCCCGGACTAGACACAATAACCACAATCAACAGGGTAATAAACACAACAACTACAACCACCGTAGAAACCACGTTTGGGCAGTAATTTTACTTTGCCTATGTCCAACAAAGGTTTTAGCTAATACAACCGTAGCAAGCCCTTCTAGCAACGCACAGGGAACGGTAAATAACAATGCCACCATGATAGCTCCGCAATCTAATCCGCAGTTTAGGATGTCACAAGGTATTGTTTGTAGCTCACCTAGCCTTACCATTACTCCTTTTCTTACTGACTCATGGTCATTTAACCGACCTATAGAAACAGAAACTGTTCAGCCAATTTACAACGAAGATACTGGTGAGATTAAATATTATCAGCGTACACCAAGGTTTGAGAAGGACAATTATAATTTAAATTATGGAATTTCGGCTCAAATAAGCATACCATTGGGAAAAGCCCCTGCTCTTTGCCACTCAGCAACTGAGATAAATATAAAAAATCAGGAATTATTGTATAAGAAAACTGAATTAGAAGTCGCTTTGTTTCGGTTAAAAGTATGTGGTGAACAAGCTAAACTCGGTGTTCAATTCACAGGAAAGTTTGCAACGATATGCGAAGGCATTGCAGTTACTGTTCCTCCCGGTCAGGTGATCCCTCACTCACATTCTTTGAAGCCTTAGATTTACTTAGACGTTTAATTAAATTTTTAACAATAGGTTTTACTAAATTTATAATGATAGGAGTAGTTGCAGCCACAGTAGCAATAGCAGCAGTAGAGACAACCACGCTAGGCGTAGGTATGTACTGGTCGATGAACGGTACGTCTTCATAGAGAGTAATACATTCAACTCCATCATCTCCTCTTTTGTGTCCAGTAACACGTTCTAATCTTTTTTCGTTACGAAAGTCCCCTACTCTCTGATCTTTTTTACTAGGACATGGTTTGTATTCATCTTCCTTTTTTTCTTCTTTTGGTATTTCAGTTTTTGGTGGTTCACTTGTTGGCATCTCACTATCGTTAGCAAGATTAGGCATCTCTTCTGTAATTGTTAATTGATCTGGCACATAGTTTAATGGGTTAAAACTAGGATACGGACAATTACTAATCACACCATTAGGATCTTCTATTATTAGATTTCTATTGCCTGTATTCTTTGTATCTCTGTGGTAGTAAGTGCAACCTATAACTTGTACATTTGAGTGGCCGTAGTCAGGCACATAGGTATATGGGATATGAACATCAGGTATATGGATCTCAGGTATTTCCAATTATTTTTTTGGAAGTGTTGGCAAAGCAAAAGATGAACCAGTTGTTTTTGGTAATGCGTTATCCATTACGTTAGGTAATAGCCCCTTGACCTCGCCAAGTATAGAGTTCATAATTTTAGCTTTAAATTGCTCAGATGAAACATACTTGTATGTAAAAAAACCACCGCCTAGTATTCCCAAAACTAAGACCGTGGTTAAAATTGTTAAAGCATCAAGAATTTTTCGCATGATTAAAGAGTCAATAATACGAGCTTGCTCATTAATGAGTTTAGTCGTTCTGCTTCTTATAGTAGCAATCAGTCCTCTTTACGTCACCATGTCAATAATGACACGACAAATTCAAGAAATAAAAGTTAAGTAGCTTGCTCTGTTGCAGGTGCTGTATCTGGTATCACAACTTCTGCTGCTTTTCTATCATCTAGAATTGCTTGTATTTGTGTAAACCTGTGCTTCATTTGTTCAACTACTTTTTGTGCATCATTATGCTTTTGCACCACCTGTGCTAATTCTTCTTGTAGTTGTTGGTCTGTTGATCTGGTCATAAAAAAATTATATGTTATTTAATATTACTAAGCCGCTTCTAATGTTTCAACCCTAGTTGTTAACTCTTTAACAGCTTCTACTAACACACCTATTAAGCCATTATATTGAACAGTTTTGTATCCTTCTATTTCTCCAACTAACTTTGGAAATACTTTCTCAAGATCTTGAGCAATGATACCGGCAGAAGCTATTGTTTGATCTTTTGCCTCACCCACTTTCATATCAAATGTATATCCATTTACTCCTTTTAATTTATCAAGTGTATTAGTAAAAGGAACTAAATTAGATTTATGTGTAAGATCAGAGCTAGATTCAAAACTAGAAGCATATATACTGTTTTGAAAATATACTGTTTTATCAGGATTTAATTGAATACCAAGTCCTCCATCTACTTGAAATCTCATTTGGTTATTGGAGTGCTTATAGATAATTCCACCGATAGTCGAATGATCACCATCCGCAAAATAAAGAGTAGTATTTTGGTTAGTGTTTGTACTATGTATAGTTATGCCTGTTGCACCATCACCTGTTACAACAAATTCATTAGCACCTGAGTTTGCAGAAGTTAAAGGACTACTTGTATTTTCGACTCTAGCTCCAGTATCTGTGGTTACAAATTTTTTTTCGTTGTTGTAATATAAATCTACCGATGTGTTGTGATTACAATTTATATATGTTTCATTATTAGTACCTGAGTTTGTTCTAAGTTTAATAGCATCAGCTTGTAAATATAAATATCCAGTACCATTTTCATGTGTTACATAGCTAGAAGTATCAGAAGAATTATGATAAATTTCTAAGTCGTTGCCAGTTCCTAATAGTATTTTGCCATTATCAGGAATGTTTATATTTCCAGAAGCAAGTATACGCATCCGTTCTATATTGTTTGTACCAAATAATAAATCTGTATTTTCTTGATTAAAAATTTGACCTCTTTCAGCACCATCAAGACCAACAACAAAGCCATCAGAACCTCCTGATCCTGTAGTGGTATTAGAGAAAACCATATTTGAAGCAGAACTGCTTGCGGTATGTAAATGTAATCGCTGTTGTGGACTTGTACTTCCGATCCCAACATTCCCAGACGAATCTATACGCATACGTTCTGTTTGGTTTGTATGCAAAATTAATGGATAATTTCCTAAACTTCTTAGTAATACACCATCAGTATTAGCTCTGAATTGTCCTTCTATATTACTACCAGTTTCTAAAACACCAATTGTTGCACTTCCACTTTTATTAATTTTAAAATTACTATTTGCAAAAGTAACAATACTATTGTTATATTCTAAATTTGCTTCGCAATCTAATTCACCTGCGTTATTAGTTCCAGTAATAAATTTAGTTGATGCGTTGTTGTTTATTGTTGTGCCAGCAGGGATAGATTCAAAGCTAGGGTCTGCTCCGTTGTTTGCTCGTAAGAACTTACCATTATTATTGCTGTCGCCATGTGGGAGTTTAGCTAGTGTTACTGCTCCATCTAAAATTTTATCTGTAATAATTTGGTTGTCAGCTATGTCTTCACTTTGAATACTTCCATTTACAATTTTAGCTGTGTTGATGGCATTACTCTTGACACCATCTGTTGATACTTGTGTTAATCCCATTTAGCTTAACCTCCTAGTGCAGCGACTTTAGTTTCTAATGTTTCTATCTTAGCAATAGCTTCTTGTAAAGCAGCAGTAAGTAAAGGTACAAGCTTTGCTTGGTCTATAGTTTGTACTTTTATATCAGTTGTCGAATATTCTTTTATATCACCAACTTTTTTACCTTCGGGTATCTCGTCACCTTCTTTATACAATATAGCTTGCATTTCATCTTTAACTCCTGTAACCGCTTCTGGTACTACAGTTTGTGCTTCATGTGCAAAAAATCCATCTACTTTTGTACCTAGATCTGACTTCCATTCAAATTGATAAGGTTTTAAATTTTTAATTCTTGTTATACCATCTGCAATTAATTGTGCGTTTGTTTTTAATCTATAGTCAGAACTTGAATTATAAGATGTAGTATTGTTTCCTCCATTAGATGTTATCTGACCACAAAAATCAGCATCACCATCTCTGAAGATAAGCATACCTGCGTTACCGCTATTACTAGAAGTTCTAAGCTCAAACACGTTTCCATCATTTAACAACTTAGCGTGTTGAGAACTATTGGAAATAAGCTTAATTATTCCGTTTGAACCGATCCGCATACGCTCTACATTATTGGTATAAAAAAGCGTACCGTGATTGCCTACACCTTTAATAACGTTATTGTTTCCATCGTGTGAGATTTGAAAATCAGAACTAGAGCCTAAAAGAAGTGTATCTCCATCAGCAGCCAACTCAACATTCCCTGTAACCTTCACTCCACCACTTGTTGTCTCAAACTTTTTAGTTCCTGAGTAATGTAAATCTACTGATCCATTTGGAGTACATATTATACCTTCTTGCCCACCTTTTGCTTGTATTCTTACCTTTTCAGAAGTACTACTACCATCATTTCTTATATAGAAATCACCTACGTTATTATCAAAATATGCGTCATTTGCATCATGATATAAGTTTAATTGTTGATTAGCTCCAAGGTTAACACCATTAAGATGTCCACTACCAGTAAAGTCTAATTTACCTGTAATTTTAGTTCCTGTACTAGTTGTCTCAAACTTTTTCTGAGCAGCCGACCCACTCATCCCATGATATAGTTCTACTGTTCCGTCAGTATTTGCAACGACCATATTTTCGCCAGTATCTTTTTGAAGCTTAATAGCACCACCATTACTAAATAGTTTAAAATCTCCTCCTCCGTTGTCATAAAGTACTGAGTTACCGTCATGGTATATTTTTAAATCTTTGCTATCACCAATACATATATTTTCCTCAGTATTACCTGGACCACCATCACCAACAAGAATTTGGTTGCCATTAGTATCTAATGCACCGCCTAGCTGTGGCGATGTGTCATTTACTAAGTCAGTAACAACAGTTGTCCATGCACCGTCACCTCTTAAAAAGTTTGTGTTATTTGGTGTGCCAGATGTAGCAAGTTTTGTTAAAGCTATTGCTGCACTTGCATTAATATCAGCATTGACTATATCTAAGTTTGCAAGTTTAGATTTTGCAATAGCTGCACTTGCGTTTATGTCATCGTTGACAATAGATCCATTTACTATATGTGCCGAAGTAACTGTGTTATTGCTTGGAGTTCCAATACTTACAGAAGCACCAATAGTAACAATAAAATAATCTGCTCCGTTAGGAGGGGGAGAACTAAATACTATATTTGCACCATCTAATGCAAATCCTTCACTAGGCTGACCTGTACCAGAATTAGGTTTTTGTACAACACCATTAACGCTGACCAACATTTGTTGAGCAAACTGACCTGCGTTGCTTAACGTAAATTTATAAGCAGTGCCGTCAAATGACGATGCATTACCACCAGTACCATTAAAAGTACCAATAGTATTTATAAAGAAATTTCCAACAGATTGTGTTTCTTCCCATGCAGTAGTTAAGCCGTTGTAAACTAAAAGTTTACCGCTTGCTTGGTTATAAAATAAATCACCTGCGTCATTGTTAGATGATGGATTATTACCAGTATTATCTGTTCTATATCTAGCAGCAAAAGCATTAACACCAGTAAGATTTGATGCGACAGTATTAACATTTGCAATGCTGCCACCTACGTTATTGACGTTTGTAATTGCACCTGCAACAGTATTTACGTTTGTTGCATTACCTGCCACAGAGGTAACATTACTCGAAATACCTGCGACTGTATTTACGTTTGCTATATTGTTTCCTACGATATCTACGTTTGTAATTGCATTAGCAACTGTATCTATTTCAGAAGTAGTTTCGTTTAAATCATCGGCTGCTGTTTGAATTTCAGAAACAGTTTCATTTAGATCATTAGCAACTGTTTGTATCTTTGCAATGTCCGTTGCTACAGTATTAACATTACTAATGTTAGAAGCAACTGTGTTTATATTTGTAGCGTTACTTGCTACTGCATTTACATTAGATATTGAACCTGCAACAGTGTTTATATTAGAAGAATTACTATTTACGGCATTTATATTTGTAGCGTTATTAGCTACTGCGTTAACTCCAGTAATACTTCCGGCAACTGTATTAACGTTATTAATTGAACCTGCAACAGTATTGACATTTGTAAGATCTGATCCAAATATTGTTACTTCTAACCAAGTAGTATTGCCAAGGTCATAAACCCTCATTCTATTTACATTAGAATTAAAATATAATGCTCCATCTATTAACGCATTACCGTCATTATCAAGTGTAGGATTAGATTGCTTTGCCCCTAAATATCTATCATCAAAAGAATCTAATGCAGTTTCTGCTGCGGTCTGGGCTGCCTGTGCTGCGGTCTTTGCAGTGTCAGCTTGCGTTGCTTTTGTAGATGCCGTGGTAGCTGAACTAGCTGCTGCTGTTGCCGAGCTTGCTGCTGCGGTTTGACTAGATGCTGCTGCGGTTTGTGACGCTGCCGCTGCTGTGGCAGAACTGGCTGCTGCTGTAGCTGATGACGCTGCGTTAGTTGCAGATGTAGTTGCTGTTGCTGCGTCTACAATTAAATCCCATTTTGCAGAATCAGTATTAGTAGTTAGTGGTTGTGCTCCTGATGAGGTATGTGCAGCATTACACATGAAAACATTATTAGTGCTTGTATCTTTAACAAGATCTCTTACAACATAAGCAGTACTAGCAGCCCAATTACCTCTATATGTTCCTATTTCATTAAGCAATGAAAACTCACCTGCATTGTCAAATGCCATGACTTTATTGGCACGAGCAGTAGCAGACTCTGTAATTTCTAAACTACCAATAGTATTGGTTAATGAAAATTTAATTGACCTATCTAATTCGTCTTGTTGTTGTTGATGTAATATTGCTGATTTATCTAAAGCGTCATTAATAACTTCTGGGTAAAATCCACCTTGGTTTGTAAGGTCTGTTCCTTGCAATGATTGAACAGCAGAAGTAATAACAATTTGAAATCCATTAGGTAAATTAAAATTATTACCACCAGATTTTAAAGTTATGCTTCCACCGGGATTACCATTTTGGTCTTGGTTAAGAGTAACTATATAATCATTACTTGCACCAAGAGTTAATGTAGTTTCTATACTTGTTGCTACTTCTAGTTTTTTTACAACTATTTCAGAATCTTGAAATACTTTAAACGCAAACGGATATGTAGGAGTATTTCCATTTCCAACTAAGTTACTCGTCTTTCGTGTAGTCGAATTTATCGTCATTAACTAGACATTTTCACTATCTTATTTAGGTTACCAACTACTTCTTGCTTTACGGTCACACCTTATAAACCTCTGCTTGCTTTACTAGCTTTACCAGTTAATGTTCCTCTTATCAAATCCATTGCATTTTCTGGATTAACTTTACCTGTTCCTACATCTATTAAATAACCACCTGATTTACCAAGAGGTGTAATTGGTATGCCAGAAAATATAGTTACTAAAGCACTAATATCTCTTACTTGTCTACCGCTTATACCTTTGCCTTCTATTAAATCGAAAGGTAATTTAAACGCAGTTTGTGTTCCTCTAACTAACAATTCTATAGATGGACTAGAAACTAAATTGTCATTCCAAGGTTTGTCATCAAATTGATTTATTGGAATAAGTAATGCATTACCAAAAATAGGAACAAATGCTTTTTTATAATCTACTAAATCTCCTAGTACTGCTTTCATCATGTCATCTACTATCATGCCGTCATCTTCTTCATCTAAAAATAAATTACCTGCAAATGTTCTACCTATCATCCCTGCTATTACTGCCGGCATCATAATGCTGTAAAAATACATATAAAATAATTGTTCTGTTCCTTTTCCCTTATTATTAAATCCAATATCTCTAGTTATTTTCTGGTATTGATTGTTATTTAAATTAGCTATGTTATTAAAATAACCAGTAAATTGACTTATAGATTGAATAATAGGATTCCAGTTTTGAAAACCTGCTCTATCTTCTGGCAATAAACTATCTTGTGTCATACGCACAGCAGCGTCAGCTTGTTTAATTGCTTCAGTTTGTACTTCTATATCACTCATAGAAGAAGGTAATTTTTGATGGGTTTGATTGTAAACTGCCATCCATACAACAGCATCAACTTGATTTTGAAATGTTTGCTGTAAAAAATATGCGTGTTTTGTAGACCAATCTTTAAATTTTTCAAAATTATTTGGATTAACTATCAATTCTTGTAATCTGCTTTGTATATCAAAAATTTGATTTAGTTGACGGTCTGCCATAAATGGTGACAAATCTGCAATTGCTTGCATTGTTCCTTCTCTATCAGCTATGTAATTCTGCAAAGAACTTAACATTTGTACAGGTGTTGCTTTTAACATTGCAGGGAATACACCTGTGTATTGTTCAATAGCATTTTTAAGATTAAAGAACATAACTGCCATTCCACCTCTTTTTCTAGTTGCGTTTAATGCTGTATCAAATTCCGCACCCATACCACTAGGAGCAAAAGTTTTTTGTGAAACAACTGTTTGCAGCCAAGGTTTAATTAATGTATCTGTTTTTTGTGGATTTAATATTTCTAATTTTTTCTGAAATTCTTTATCATTAACTATTTTTAAAACATCTTTAACAACTGGTTGAACATAAGAATAACGCAATGTGTCATCTATATGTTTAGTCATATAGCCTAAGTTTAATGATAATGGTTGTGCAAAATTCTCATTACGTTCTTTTGTCATGCCATGTTCTACCATAGGCAATGACATTCTAAATTCTCTTTGTAGCTGTTCAACAGTAATTTCTACTTCTTGCTTTGTCATATTAGGATCACCTTTTGCAGGTACATATCCCCCTCTAAATGTTCCAAACTCATTAACAATAGGTGTAGGCTCTACAACTTTGAAATAGAAACCATTTAATTCCCTATGTGCATTCTGCAATAGTGGCAACATTTTTTGATTTAAATCCCATACTGCTTGCAAGAAAACATAATCACTTTGAGTTAATATTCCTTCGTCTTTCATCCGTTGTACAAAATTATCCCAATGTGTTGTATTTAACGTGCCGTCTTCATTTAACGAACCCCACCCTCTACCTAATAATAATTTTTTTAAATTACTTTTATTGCCTGTATGTAACATCGCTCCTAACAGTTCTACCTTACCTAAACCGTCAGAGTCTGTTCCAAATGTATATGCAGCAGAATCTTCAGAAACTTCATCAAATTCGTAAGCAGTTATTTTACTTTCTTTATTACCAAAATCTAAGGCAGCAACTAAATCTGTATATTCTTTAGTAATAACAACTTGTTGTTGTCTATATTCATTTAATGCTTGTTTTATTGGGTAATAAAGAGTGTTATAAAATGCTCCAAGTTTACCGCCTTTTAACTGTAATACTGCTGATCCTACGCCTTTAACAACTTCATCAGCACCATCCATTAGGTCTGTAAAACTTTCCATACGTTGCAAATTAGATCCTAGTGTTAAAACAAATTTATGCAATTTAGATTTAAAAGTAGTTTTAACAGCTTCTCTTTTACCCGGTGGATTAGCTAGACGTTCTCTTGCTTGTGGACTTCTAGAGATATTTTTATCTAAGATTTTTAACAATGGATCACGAGCTTCTTCAAATGCTATAAGTTTATTGCCTTGTCTTATTTGCTCATCTCGTAAAGATTGATGCCATAAGAAATCTAATGTTTCTTCTAAGTTTAAAAATTCATCACTTGTTAAAGATAACAAATCAGTTTGCATCCGTTTGCGACCTGCTTTTTCAATAATTGGCTGTAGCTGTTCGTAAGTAAATGGATTGTATTCTTTTATTTGGTTCATTTTTTCTGTAACATTTATTTTCTTTTTACCAATACCAAAACTAAATAAAATAGCTCTACCTGCATCTATTAAAAACATATTACGTTTGTATTTTTTATTTTTATCTCTAAATTTTTGATCTGTTTGTAAAAACTTATCAAACTTTTTAATAGCTTTATCGTAATTTTTATGTATTTCAATAGCTTCTTTTGCCAATTGATTAGCTATAAGTTGTGCTCGTTTAGCTTCTACAGCCCTTTGTTCATCACCTTTACTTATTGCATCTTCTGCTTCTTTCCTTGCATTTTCTTCATCACGAGTATATTCACTTGGTTTTATGTCTTGTAATTTTCTTTTTGCCAAAATATCTAACGCAGCTTCCCTTGCAGCAGCTACTTGTAGACGTACAGGTTGTGTGGACTTTGATAAAAACTTTAATTCTAGTGATATAAATCTAGATCTTGCTTCGTTATGTAATGCTTCTAATACACCTAATTCAATTAATCTTTCATCTACTAACTCAGAATATTCTTCTAGCATACGTTGCTCAGTTCTTTCTTTAATAACATCTTCTATTTTTCTTGCACTTAATATTGCATCTATCATGTCTAAACCATTTGCATATTCAAACAAATCTGCAACGTCTTCTACGCTTTGCCCTTCTTTAGCCACCATACCTGATTTACCATAACCAAGTTGTTGCATTTCATATTTCATGTCATGAAATGGTACAAGTTGTTTTACGCTTTCAATAGATAATTTGTATCCAGACTGTACTTTTACTATTTCGCCTTTGTCGTTTAAAGTTTCACCACGTTTTAAATAATTTATTAATCTATAAACTTTTTCGTTTTGTACTTCTTGTGTTACTTCTGCTTCTACTTTCTTATATGTTTTTTTATGTTTTTTCTGTAAATTAGCCATATATTTACTGCGTGCATTATCTAACCACTCAAGTTGTTTCATACTTTTTTGATTTAATATTTCTTTTGATTCGTCAAAAGCTTCTTGCAATCTTGCCTGATAATCTGTCCATTCTGCATCTGTCATACCGCTTTGTTCTTTTGTTAAAAACATTGCTTTCATTCCATAAATTTCGTTAGCCAATAATATGTTTTGATTAGTAGCAAGCATACGATCCATTACACTTCTTACTTCATCTGTAAGTACTGGTAAATCTCTGCCAAATAATTTTTTATATTGTGTGTTTAATTCATATTTAATATTTTCATATACCTCTCCAAGGTATCTCACAAAGTCTCTAAAAATTCTACGCATTCTAGAATCGTTATTTGGTACTTTGCCTTCATGCAAATAAATTTCAAAGTTTAATGCAAAAGCTTCATGGTATTGTTTTTTCTCTTCTATAGTAAATTTGCTCCATGTTTCAATATCTTCAACACCCCAGAAATCTAATAAAACATTAAAGTCATTTACCATGTCAGCAGGTGCATCTGGTTGCATAACAATGTCTTCCATAACTGACAACATATAATGTCCAGTTTCATGGAAAAATGTCGATATATCTGATTCTTGGTTTATTAAAGTTGTAAATGATTTTGGATCAAATCTACCTTTTGGTCCTTTGCTATCTCTACGTTGTTCTAAAAATTCTCCTACATTTACTTGAATAGATCCTCTAGGCTCTCCAACTGAGAGTCTGTAATCTCTTCGTCCGTTAGGGAATTCATCATCGAGACTAAGTCTAGAAGGTTCGACCCGGATGGCAACTGCTGTATCGCCATAGCCAGTATCTGTGATAGCTCTGGTGGTAACGTAGACATCAGGTTCTCCAGAACTTCTGAGTTGACCTGTAGCCCTAATTTCTTCTGCTGCTCTTCTGTTGGTGTGATGGTAGACGGTAACTGTTCCGTCTGGGTTAAGGGGAAGTCCTGTGCCTTCGTCAATGTTTGTGTCTTCTCTTCCTTGTTGTTGGAAAGTATCAGTTCCTCGTATAGTTCCAGATTCTCCAACATCTCGTTGTGTGTCTCCTGATTGCTCCTCGGATTGTATTGATAACTCATTGTCTATCTCCTGTAATGTAGATTGAATTTCTGCTTCAGATATACCCATTGTAGCAACTAAAGACGCAGCAGCATTAGCATAATCAGGTGCTGCATTATCTTCGTAACCTGTTTCTACTACTGCTTCTTTTAATTTTGCAGTATCATATAATTTCTTTTCTGGATACCACATCAATGCTTGTAAATCAGCCATTGTTAAATCTGGATTATTTTGTTGCAATATTGGTAACACTTGTCCAAAAATCTTTTCTATAAATCTTCTTTCTGGCGGCCCTTTAGGTTGCTCTTTCTGACCATCCAAATACCCTGCTAATGAGTTACCTGCTTTGCGTATTTCATCTCCGATACTTATTCTTTTTTCACCTTTTATAGGTTTACCTTTAATGTTTGTTATTGTGTCTGCAACATCATTATTTGAATCAACTAGTGATATTGCTGCCATTAATTTCACATTAGCAGGTATAGATGTTCTAGTTTCGATTCTTTTTGCAACTGCATCTAAATCACCTAAAGTAAGTTTTCTTCCTAATATTTTTTCAAATTCTTTTTTTTGTTCTTTAGTTAAAGCCTTTATATATTGTTTTAATTGCTCACGTTTATTTTTAGCTTGTTTTGTATAGTCAGTAACTAGCGTACCTGTCATTCGACCCCATGTACGCATAGCCCATCTATCTAAAGTTAATTGTTCATAGTTCCCATATAGATTTGCAAAAAACCCATTACCAATTTTTGGCCCTATAACAGCAGCACCATATACTATTTCTGTTTTTCCAAAATCTTTTATCTCTACTCCTGTATATGTTTCAACTTCTTTTACTGTATGTGTTGTACTCATAAATTTTTCAACGTCTTCTACCCCATTTTTTTCAATTAATTCATTTATTAATCTAAAACTTTTTGTCATTGCACGACCTGCTTTACCCTGTCCAAAAGGTACTGGGAACTTACTATTTTCTTTCCAATAGCTGTACACTTCTTGCGTAAGTTGAAAATTTGTATTTACGTCTATGCCGTTAGATGTAGTTGCTAAAGCCCAAGTAAAAGCAAAATTTGATGCTGTATCAGTAAGTAATTCTGGATAAACTTTTGCTAATAATGCTTTGGCTTTTGTGACTTTTTCGTTGTACCAACCTATTGCGTTTGGGTTTTCTATTAATGCGTATTGTGCATCTGCTAATAATGTTTGTACTAAATATTTTTCTGTCTCAACACTAGCATCTGATAAATTAACACCTGCTTTTTTAGCAGCAGCTAGTATACGTTTTTGTATTTCAACTTTAAAATCTTTAATAGTTTTAAAAGGCTTGCTACTTGCAAAATCAAAATTTTCTGTAATTTTTGCTAATTGAAAAATTTCTTGTGATACTGGTTTTCCTTGGTCTTGTTGCTTGCCTTGTTGCTCAAATGTTTGTAATTGTTGCTCGTATATATTATCTACTTCTCTAGACCAACTACCTTTGTTGTTTACTGACTTAACTGCATTAGGATCAAATACAACAACTTCCGTAATTTCGTTTGTTGTAGGATTAATCATTAATACACCATCGTATCCTTCACTTATTAATTTGTTTTTATAATTATTTCTTGCAGCAATACCGCCTTCTTTTATTCGTTGTTTTGTTTTGCGATCTGTTTCTCTATATGGGTTTTCTAAACGCACATATAAAGGCATAACTACACGATCTGCTTCTTTTGCATTTGTTCGTACACTTTTTTGCCTTGCATATCTTTTTGCATGACCTTCATTTAATGTTAGATATATTCCTTTACCTAAAAATCCCATATCATATTTATTGGGATTATCTAAATCAAAACGATCAAAACTAGCTGTAGTGCCGTGGTATAAAACTTGAGGTGTACCATCAGCATTTTTCATTTTTGATTTACCAAACCAATTTTTAAACAATGGTGACTCAGTTTTTATTGATCCGTTCTGATTAAAAAAGTCATCGCCAAAATTTTTTGGTTTACCTTCAAATTGAACACTATATAAATATTTATTTAAAAATTCCTTAATTGACATATTAGATCTTTTTGCAAAAGTCAAAGCAAAAGTTAAAGGTAAATTTGCTAGTGCAGTTGCAGATTCTTTTGTGTATTGACCTGTAGCAATAAGTTGTTCTTTTATTTGTTTTTTATATGCTCTTGCTTCTCTTTGTGATTCTTTAAATAATTCCGTTCCTTTTTTTATATCAGTTAGTGCTTTATCTAGCATTTCATCTTTAATCTTATAAACTTCTTGAAATTCTGCTTGACTATATGTTTCTGCACCAAGACGTATATGTGGCCTTAATATATTATGAAACTCTGTACCTGCAACATTTGCTAAATAATCACCAGTTGAAATTTTTATATTTTTACCAACAAGACCTTCTTCATCTGCTTTTTTTAATTGGTCACTAAGTTCTGGTGAAAACAATTCTAATTGTTCCATTGATATATCATTGTCATCTAGTTGTTGTTGAAATGTTTTTGCGTCTATATAAAAATCTTTAACACCATTACGTTCACCAACTAAATCCATATATCTTTGCCATAAATTTTTATTTCTTTTTAAAGTCTTGTCGTTTTGTGTGATATCAAGCATTTTGTCAATATATTCTTGATCGCTATTTGATTGTCTTAAATTATTTGCAGTACGATAATAGCCACCACCAGATGTTAAAACACCAAATGTCAACATACCTTTTGTGGTATCCCAAAATACGTTTCGTATTCTGTCCCATCCTTCTTCTGCTGATACGTTTGTAGTTTCATAAGTAGCCATTTCAGCAGCTATGTTGTAACCAATAATATTTATAAGTTCTTGAGTAACTTCAGTTGCATTTTCTGTTAAAACATTTTGTGCTATGTCAGCAAAAATACTTCTTGATACAGAATATTTTGTAAGTTGTTCAAATTTATCGCTAAGACTTACATTAGTTGCTCTCCTTAATAATCTTTTATTAAACATATTCCATGCAGGTTGTAATTTTTTATCTAAGCCCGATCTACTTATAGAACCTGCAAGCCATTTACTAGTACCCATTCCTACGGCACTTTTTGATACAAGCCTACTACCTGCTCCAAATAAAAATGGCAATCCTATTCTTTCAACTGCACCTGCGAGTAATCCAACAACTTGTGCTTGTCGTGCAGCATCCTCATGATTTAATCCACCAACTTTTTGTATTGCATCCAAATAAGAATTACCGCCTTCAACCATATATGAGTTCATAAACATATAGTTGTACGCAGCAGGTAATCCTGTTGTTGCACCAATTAATCCACCTACGACTGTACCTTTACCGGGAACAACACTACCTGCTAATGCACCAATTTTTGCATTTATTTTTGAAGTAACTATTCCTGTTGTTGCAGCAGCAGGTAACGTCCTACCCCATTGACCAAAATAATATCCACCTGCTTCTAACCAACCAACACCATCTTCGTTATACAATCCAATTTTTTTATCAATTTCTTTTATTCTTGCTAACTTTTCTTCTCTTGATTCTTTTCCTCTAAATGCACCAAAAATATCAGCAGCTATAAATTTTTTAATTCTATCGCCTTGATGGTATTCATTATTTTCATCACCTGTCATCAACTGATATCCTAATAATCCTCTTTCGTTTGATAACCAACCTTTATGTATACCTTGAGGTAAACCTTTAAGTTCATTTTTTACAAACCGTGGAATTGCTGTTAATGCCCTAGTCGTTGTGTAATATTCTTGTAAATGTTCTATATTGTCATGTGCTAATGCAGCAAACTTAGGATCTTCTAATTGTTTTGCTAGTATTGGGTTTATTCTTGCAAAATTTTGATTTAATATATATTCTTCACGTTTTCTTTTCTTTATATATTCAAATGTTTCGTCATCATCTTTAAGATCAAAATCTTCTGGCAAATTAAATTGTTCTTTAAATCTTTGAATTTCACCTGCTTTATCACCATTAATTTCGCTGACAGCTTTTAAAGTTTGCCTAATGTTATCCCATTGCTTGTCCTGTTTATATTTTGCATATTCACGAAAAAGACTATCACTATTTTCATTATTAAAATTGTTATTATCATCGTTGTTTTCTAAATCTTCGTATTTAATTAAATTAGAATTCATAATTTATTTACCTCTCATCATTTTTATTTTTATGTTTTTATCATAAGTATCTGTATTTTTTGGTCTACCTGCGTTTACATATTCCTCTGCTATGTTTTCACTAGTTAAAGCTTCACCACTTATAAACAATTGTCTTAAAATATGAGTTCGTACATCTTTTGGTATGTCATGTAACTTAACATCTTCATCACCTACCTTTACATATAGACGTTCAAAATCATCGCTACCTTCTTCATATTCATAAACTCGTTTTGTTGGATCACCACCAAATATTGATCTAATTTGATTTAGACCACCTCTGTCAAACAAAACCTCATCAGTTAAAATTTCTTTAATTATTGATTTTCTTTTTTCATAAGTTATTTCTACACCATTTTCATAATAAAAATTTAAACGATCTCTATATTTAAATTTTAATCTGCGATATTTTATACCTCCATCATCTACTAAGTCACTAAGATTATTTTCATCTAATGCTTCGTCAAAAATTGCTTTATCTACTGTAATGCCTTTGCTTTTTAGTTTGTTTGACTTGTTGCCATTTAATTGGTTTACATAATATTCATAGTCACCCGGATTTAATTTATGTCTAAAAGATTTTAATTTAGTCTCATCTTGCAATACTTCAACATCATTTGCTTCTATTTCATTTAAAGCATTTTCGTCTGATACTGCCGGTTGTCCACTTTTTAATATTTTTTGATCTTCTAAAGTAAAACTATTTATATCAATACCATTTGCTTTTAGCATTTTCCATCCATCTGGTTGTGCAAAAGCTATATCCTCTGCTTGTGTATATGCAGTATTGTAAAGTTCTGTTCTTTCTTTATCTGTTTGATTGTATTTAAATCTAAGTTCTGTTAATGCGTGTTCTTGTTTAACAGGATCTTTTATAGTATCTGTAATCTGTTTTTCATAATAAGTTAGCGGTGGTAAATTAGTTTTTGGATTTACTTTTACATATTCTTTGCCGTTAACGTATTCATAATCAATATCTTCATTAATAACAAGTAAATCATTAGTAATTGTATCTACATATGTATCTGCTTGATTTTTAACAATTTTTATTTCGTTTTCAAATTGTTTTATTTTATTTCTTTTTTCTAGATCTTTTTGTGAGTTTTTGTAATCTTTTGTACCCGGAAGTGGACCTAAACTTGAAAAAGATTTGTTATATAAATCTGGTGTATTTTTTAATTTTGTTATTTTTTTATTTAATTCTTGTACTTTTGGAGTATATGCAATTCCTATTTCAGCAAGAAATGCTTTATTAAAATTTTTCATTACTGTTTTATTTATTTCTACAAAATAATTAGGATCATTGTTATATTTTTCTTTATCAATATTTGCGTCTTTAATTGCGTTTGTATACAACGAATCAGCCTTTTTTACACCTAATTTCTGTATTGCAAATAAATGTGCTGTTCTGTGTTGAGGAATAATTTGTTCATATTGAGGAGAATCTATGTTGTAATATTTTGATGTTGCTCTAATCTGTTGTAGCTGTTCTACATTTTCACTTTTAGTTGCTTCTAAATTAGGCATTAAATCAGCATTAAATCCATCTATAATTGAAGATCCGTTGCCATTATCAATATTATTATTACTGTCTAGTTTTAATAAAAAATTTGCTGAATGTAAAAAATTATTGTCGTTTGAATTTCCTTCGTAACTTAAAACATTATCACATATTTTTGTAGCACAATATTCGTTTTCACTTTTTTGTAGCTCAGTTAAACCTTTAACTACTGTTTCACCATCAACAGTAACTATTTGTTGTCCTCCTATATTAAAACCTTTTGCGTGTTCTGCAAAATATTTTTTACCTAAAACTTCTTGATTATTATCTTTAAACCATTTAACGGCTTCATTATGTATTTCGCTTGTGTATTCTTTTACCATGTTTAAATATTGAGCACTAACTTCTCCTTTGCTTGGATCAATATTCCATCCTTTATCTATTGCAAATGATTGTATTTCTACAATGCCACTACCAAATGAAACCCAATGTTCACCACCCGGATCATTAAATCTAGTAATAGTTTTTATTGTATCTATTTGATGATTGTCAATTTTTGCTTCAGTTTCTTTTTCTTTAAAAATACGTTGTTGTGTTATAGAGTGTTGAGTTATTTTTGATTGGGCTGATTTAATACTTACTTGAGCCATATTTTCAAGCATATATTTAACAACGCCATTGCTTGATTGGTCAGTATATGTTTTTAAAATAGTTTCAAAATTTTTATTAGTGTCATCAAAAGCTGTTTTGTTTTTACCCTCTTCAGTTTGGCCGTTAGGTAGTACAGCATTAGCTCCCTTTAAGCTTGTATATTTATTAGTTTCAGCTTCTATATCTGCGTGTAAACCGTTATATAACTTTTTTGCTTCAGCATCATTTAATTCATTATCTAACTTCTGTATTATCTGCCCAGTTTGTTGTAATGCTTTAGCACTTCTTTCTATATCATCAGTAACAAAATCTTTCATTGGCTCTACAGAAGTAGCACCAAATTGCACCTCAGAACCTGCTTGTTGTTCTACTTGTAAATTTTGTTGAAAAGGTACTCTTGCCATTATCCTTTAACCAACATACTTTGTGGAAGGCTACTAATTAAACTAGAAGTGCCTGTTAAAAGACTACTGGTCATATTCATAAATGGATTAATTTGAGATGCTGAAGAAAACATATTGCTTGCACTCATTCCATACATACTTCCTTGTATGCCTAACCCAACACCTTCTAATCGTTTATTTTCTACTGCTTGTACTTTATTTGTATTCATAGTATTTTTGTCTATTTGTGCCAATACATCATTACCTACCATTACATTTAAATTACTTCCTACACCTCTTACACCACCTCTTGACGCTATTGATACTACACCTGCGGATTTTGCAGCCCCTTGTTTCAATCCAAGCATCATTATTTTTTTGTTATATGCTCTCCCTATATGTTGTGCCTGACTTTCTTTCATGCGTTGATTAAACAACGCCATATCTTTTTTATGTTCTAAAGTTAAAGCTAAACTTTTTGTTTTATATTTTTCTGCACTAGCTGCACTATCGGCAGCAATAATGCCACCTAGCACACCAAAACCTTGTGATATTACACCAAACTTACCAAGGCGACTTAAAGAACTCCAACCAGTTGCCATAACTTCAACACTTCTTTATTTTTAGTATAACTCCATGGTATCTGTTTACGGTCACACTATCCACCCATAGCTACTTCTAATGTTAAACCTACAATTGTTAATGGTAATGGGTCAGATTGACGTACAAATAATTGGCCATTATCTTGCCATTCTGGTGTAAGCATAATTTTTATATCTTGTGTTTTTAAATCTGGTGGTGACCCATATGGTTCTGTTGTACGTTGTTTTGCCTCTACTAATTTACTTGCACTAGGACCTGCAAATATACCAGATGATTCTAATACTCGTAACCATACATGGTTTAAATTTTTAACTCTACCTTGACCAAAAGCTTCTACTTGTAATGCCATAGGTAAAGTTTTTAAATCAGCCTCAATAGGTAAACCAACGTGAACTACACTAGAAGCTTGGTCTAATGTAATAGAACCGCTAGATACTGTACGTTGTGGATGTACTGCACCATCTGCCAAAATATTTACAACTTTTCCTTCCAACCAACTAATTCCTGATATAACATTTCTAGCAACTTCAAAGGTATTAATGCCTGTGTTACGCAAAGATACAGGTAAATCTTTATCTAATTTAACTGTTGCTACAGTTGCACTTGTAGTAGAAACAATATTACATCTGTAATATGTTGTGCCATCAACTAAAACTATTGCATCGCCTACATCATCAAGACTTGGTGGAGCATTAAATAAATTATAATTAGCAGTAATAGTAACGCTTTCTCCCCTTGTATAATTTGTGCCACCAGATATGGTAACAGTGCGGTTTGTATCTGTATTTGTGCCGTTGTATGTTGCACCTGCATCTACAAAAAAATTATCACGTTGAGTTGCAAATAATCTTGTACCCATACGCTCTATATATCTTTTAGAAGCACCGTTAATAGTTCTTTGTATAACACAATAAGTTACATCATCGTTACCTTCAGAAACGCAAGCTACGCTTTCAAAAGTTCCATCTGTATCATGTTGATGCCATGCTCCTATTTGTTGTTCTGGAACATATGTAAGACCTAATAATTTACCATTACTACTTACTTGCCATACAATAGGTATTGGTGACTTTGATAAAGCCATATCTATAATTGTAAAATTATCAAATAAATGTGGAGCACGAAGAGATAAATCACCTGTTATAAATCCATTTGCTTGCCAGTTATAACCAAGTTCTCTTATATGACCACCACGAGCAGCAGCATATACCAAACTATTATTAACAATTACTGGTTGTGCATTGTTTGCACCAACATATGATTGTGGTTTTACAGATATAGAAGTAGGAGTTATAGCATCACTATTAACAGAAGTTACACGCCATTCTGCTGATCCAGTAAGCATAAGTAAATTTGTTAATGGAACTATATGTCTAATTGTGTTAGCTTCACGAGCAGCAACTCTAAACTCAATACGGTCATCATCTCGTATAGGAATACCAAAAGACATATTACTTTCAGTACCAGACTTAGTCATCCATATGTTTTGTGGTGCATTATTTGTACCTGCAAATACTCTACGTTGTTCAAAGTAAGATACAGCACCCGGGTAATTGCCAGAACCAACAAAATCATTTTCATGTATTGGTGGTGTTTTAGCAAAATCAGGTGAAATATTATCGTCTATAAGTGTAGTTGTAGTAGTTTCTCCAAGAAATCCAAATATACCACCTTGTGATTTATATACTCTATATCGACTAGCACCAGAAACAGCATTCCATGTAATAGTATTCTTTGCACCAGTAACAAATATATTGTTGTTTACTGATGCAGAAGATGATTGATTGCTTTCATCAACTAAATTAGCTTTTACTGCTGTAACAACATATTCGTGTGCAACATAAGTATCTGTATTTGTTGTAGTAGAAGAAGGAATATACATAGAAACACTTACACCACCGGGGGCTGCAAGTGGACTACCAAAATCAATTACACGCAATTCCCATTGCGTAGCACCAAGTCTTCTTAGTTCTCTAGGTGCATGGTTAGGATGCACTAATGTTATAACGTCAGCAGATTGCACATAATTAACATCAAACAATTCTGCTTCTAAATATGGATGTGGTATCTCATATACGTTAGGACTTGTTGGCATAGCATACCAATTAGTTGCGTTTGGTGGCTGACTATTAGAATGAACAGTTTTTGAATAATAATTTACACCGCCTTGTTTAGCTATCGAACCAACTACATAATTAGTACCACCGTTCCATGCTGCACCATCGTTATAAAATAAAGTTTGTCCTTGTGTATGGAATCTAAAGTATTGATCACCAAACTCAAGCACCATAGTCTGAGTTGTATTAAATGTAAAAGATAATAATCTTGTAGATTTAGTGCTATTTTTAACTTCTCTTACAAATGCAAATCCCGGTCTATTTTGTGCAGGTCCTTGTGGTTTAACAACAAAATTACGGACTACTGCTGCACCTTGTTGAAATTTATTATCAGCAATACGGCCAAACATTTCTGGTGATATTTCTCCTCCAGAAAATGATTGTTTAAAATTACGAGTAACTGGCATAAATTACCTCCCAGATGTCCAAGGAACTATATGCTCAACAGTAATATCTCTATGTAAATTATCTGATTGTTTTGCACTTGTTAAATAATTAGTCATCATTTGTGTACAACGTTTTGCTTCTGCTGCTCCTTGATCTCCTTTAATAACAGGACCTGCAAGCATTGATGCCAAATGCCATGACAAAGTAATAACAAATAATGGCGAAAATAACGATGGGTCAGTTATAAATGCTTGATATCGAAGCATTGCATTTTCTTGGTTGGTATAAATTAAATCGCCTTCTATCGCAAATTGTTGTGGTGTATATTGACCTGCCACTATTGTCGGTGCATAGTTACTTGTTATTCCACCGGGAGTATCGCCTGCTGACATTCTTGTAGCGTAATCATTTTGTGCTGTTGGAGATATTATTGCGACAGGTGACATCATATCCGCAGGGGCTACATATGCATAATCCCATTGATCAAGACTATTAGTTGTTAATGCGATATTTCCACGCTTTGCTGCAAAATTCCATGTATGCATTTCAAGCAAAGTATTTCTTGCAATTGGATAAAACCGTGCAGCTTTTTCTGCTTGTGCTGATCCTTCTGGTGGATTAAGCGAAGCTATTGTTGCATCATCGCCTAAGTGTGCCAAGGCAAGGTTGCAAATGTCTACTTCAGTTGCCATGTCATCTCCTAAAAAAAGAGGAGGTTAGCAGTATTACTACTAGCCCCCAGTAAGAAAATAAGAAAACTAATGCCTACTTATTAGCTGCTACTAGTTGACTAATTAAAGTGTCTTTAGTTTGTCTTCTATCTAGTTCAACACCAATAGAACGACCATACACTTCGAGTTCTGCTTTAGTCATTGATTCGTAATCAACGGATTGAGTAGTTGGCTGAACATCTTCTGACAATACGGCTGTGTTTGACGCCACAGGCAGATCAGGTTCAGTTCCACCAACTAATTCAATATTACTATTGAACTCTCCATTGTATTCAAACTCTTCGTTAGCTTCTCTCATGGATTGACCAACAAAGCACTTAGTTTTAGCTCTATAAATAGGCATAGATTCTCCTTATTAAGCTACGGTAAAGCCAGAAGCATAGTACTTCTGTCCGTCACCGATTGTTTCTACTACATCAGCAGTAACTTTACCTGCATTAAATGTACCTGCAACTGTGTATCTAGCACCTAAGTACCTTTTACCTTTACCTGCAATGTCTGGATTAATGCGTACTACTACGTTTTTACCAACTGTAAGTGCTGCTGTAAGGATTGCATCGCTGCTTCCAATAACAGTAGGACTAGACAAGTTAGCATTTGCACTAGTTACAACTTCAAACTTTACACTTGTACCGTTTGCTAATGCAGTGGTAACAGCAAAGTTCATGTATAACGAAGTACCTTCGCCTATATCTCTAGCTGTTCCTAGATCAATAGTGTCAGTAGAAAAAGCAGTTGTAGTAATTGCTTGATCTTCGCTCACTCGGAGCAGTTTGTCTGTAATCATTTTAGATCTCCTTTGTTAATAAAAAAGTTAACTTACCGCAGATTCAGTGTTAAGCAACGCATCTACTCTTCTTAGAGGTACTCCAAGGAATGATAAGTAGCTTTGTGCTGATCCAAACTGTGATAAACCTTCTTGGATAGCTAATACAGATTGTGACTTGTCAAGTGCTGCAATAGATAATCCTGAGTGAACAGTTCTATTCATATAGAACGCTGCTCTTCCCATTGCCATATTTGGAATTCTATACAATGCTCTAGCCATAAGCTTAATAAGAGCAGTAGATGCACTTGAAGCTTGTGTGTTAGAACCTGCTAATAGGTCAGAAATGTCAATGTTACAAATACGAACAACGTATCTCCAATCTTTAACGACCAAACCGTTCTTCCACTGGTAACGAGTAGCAAAAGCTTGTAATCTTGTACCGTCACTGTTGTAAACAGTTTGCTCACCTAGATCTTCGTGTGTTAAACCTGCTTTAGATCCTTTAGGGAAAGGACAATAAACAGTATTATCACCCCAAACAACTAGATATACAGAAGCGTTATCAGAACCTGATCCACCTGCATTAAGAATGTTTACTGCGTTGTCAGCAGATAAATCACCATATCTTGGTGCAAGTCCTAAAAACTTCTTAGGATCTGTTCCGGGATTACCGTAGAACATTGTCTCTGCTTGAGTCTGGTTCATTGCTTCCAAGAACGCAGTATCTTCAGATAAACGGAACTGTGCAGTGTTACCATTTAACATTGCCAAGTCTTTGTCTACTTCAGAACGAGCTTCTAGGATTCCGCAAGCTTCGTCAATTTGTGCTGTTGTTGACTTGCTTGATGGAATACCTTGGTTAAGTGCTCTCCAGTAAACACCGGGTAAACCAGTTCTAATAACAACACGTTCTCCAGTAGGTAAATTACCTTCTTTAAAAACGCAATCGTCTAAAATTTCGTTGCTTTGTGATAATAGTTCTGCAACAATTGGAACTCTACCGTCTGGGTCAGATCTTTTTGCCCAATCCGCTAGGGTTAAATTTGATGATGAAAGTGTAGCCATTTAATAACTCCTTACTTGTTTTGCTGATTAGAATACAGTGCGTTAGCTATGCCGTTAAAATCTTTTGGTACACCGCTTTTAGCATTAGCACCTAAAGAATTACCAACATAACTGTCTTCACTAATTGCCTTACCTGCTCGGTACATAAACCGAATTACTTCGGGATGATTTCCCAAACCAGATTCTGACAGCAACTGTTTAAAAGGATCAGTACCAAATGCATTAAGGGCTGTTTTTGCAACTTCAAGATTAGTTTCAAAAGTTTCACCACCAAATTCTTCATCTGATTGTGATTCTGCTGCCCAATCTTGTCTTGCCTTTTCAACCTGTTGTGCTTGTCTTGCCTGTATTACAGGTGCGACTTTGTCTAAAACTTTTTGTGCAGCGTCTTGTGGCAGGTCAAGTTCTTTAGCGACTTCACCGAATGCAGTTAAGACTTCGGGGTCGAGTACTTCCGGTGCGTCAGCCACCTTATCGTTGAACTCGTATGTCTCAGGAGCACCTTCTTTGGTTTCCTGTTCGCTAGTTTCACTTTCAGCAGTGGATTCATCCGAATCTTGCTGATCTGCTACATTTTCAGCTTGTTGCTGTGTTTCTTCAGTAGTCGTAGTTTCAGCCGATTGCTCGGTTTGTGCTTCTCCTACTGGTTGCTGTGTGCTGCCTTCATTGGTTTGTTCGGCTTCCGTCATCAGCGTTTCTGACATTTTTTTGCTCCTTAATCATTGTCGGGTATAACTCTGGGCAGAGAGTGTGAATCAAGTTTAGTATTTGCAAACCATAGTTTCTGTTACCTTCGCTAAATGACATTGCCATTGCGTTAGTGTTAAACGATGATCGGAAAACACCTGCTTGCTCCAGAAGTCTCCAGATTAATCTGCGACCCCTCTTGCTGCTCATCAGCCATTTGATGTCCGACTCTTCATTTTGGCGGTCAATTCTTTCCTCAGACTTTTTATTGTCTTTGGATTTTTGTTGACTCTTGAGGTCGAGAGGATTGTATTCACTCATGACTTAATATACCTAGCAATAACTGGGTTACGGTCACACCTTATGCTTGACTTTGCCTAATAGCTTTATCTGTTGGTGCTCCCTTTGATCCTTTTTTACGCATTTTTTCACCAGAACCTTCTTTAATTCTTTTACGTTTTGCGTGAATGTTTGCCCACAATCCTTGGTTTTTCATAATTAAAACATTGAAGGGTAAAGTTTTTTTAGTTTTTCTAATTCTTTTAATTGTGCGTCAGATGCCATACCGCCTTCTTTCATAGCTTCTAATGTTGCTGCTTTTCTTTTTATTTTTGCAGGAATAATATTTTTTGCGTCAGCCATTACTTGTTACCTCCATAAAGCTTTTCAGCAAATTGTTCTAATTTAGATTTTTTCTTATTTTTATTTTTATTTGCTTCTTTTGCGTTATGTGCTTCTATCATTTGTTTGTAACGCATTTTTGCACTGGGCGATAGATTGTGTGAACCTTCCATAATAAACTCCTATGCTAAATAAGTTGGGCTTTTAGCAACAGGTGTTGCTTTTGGTGCAGGTTTAGGCTGTGTTTCGTACAAACCTTTAGCCTGATCACCACTCTTATCAAAAGGTTCTATACCCATTGCACATATTTGTAGCTCTACATTCTGTTCAACACCATCCTTTTCTTTACTTTCTCTAACAGTTTTAACATAAGTAATAGCCTTAATCATCATCTCGCTACCAGCTTCTGGTAATTTTTCGATGCCTAACTTTTCTAGTTCTTCCCTACCAAGCGATATACACAAACCGTAGCTATACATTGGCTCTTCGTACATTTCATTGCTATCAATGGGTTGTGGATCTTTTTTTAAGTCAATTAAGTTCATTTATACCTCCAATGGTGATGGTGAATTGTAACCACTAAATTGATTCATCATGTCCATCATAGATGGATCACCAGTTTTTGAATCATTTAATTTAACTGCATTATCTACAGCACGTTGTTCTGCTTCTGCTTTTGCCATTGCTTGTTGTTGTGCTGCTCTGTCTTGACGTATTCTTGCTACTCGTTCACCTCCAATTATTAATTTAGGATCTACGCCTAACATATCAGCATATCCATCTGCCCATGCATCAGAATCAAATTTATCTAATACATCAGGTTTCATTTGTGCAATCATACCCATGCTATTTACATACCTATCTACACTGTTTGTACCTATAGCACGTTGTGCTTGTGCCAACATAGATACAAATTCTACGTTTAATTCCATGCCTTGCATCTCTTCTGGAGCAGGTGGTACTAATCCGGCTTCTACCATTCTGTTAAACGTATTATCAATTAACGGATCTAATAGCTCATTATGCAATCTTTCCAATACAGGACCTAACATAAGCAGTTTTTCTTCGTGACGTTCTGCCACTTCTGTTGCGGTCATCCTTGTATCAGTAGCATTTGCCAACATAAGGAACAAATCAGCATAAAAACTACCGTTAATACGCTGCCTTACGTCTTGTATATCTGCTAATAAATGATTTAAATTAAGGTTTACGTTGAATGCTGTCTCAATTTTGCCTTGTTGACCATCAATAAACGTAACGCCACCCGGTAAACTGTCCACATCTCTGTTTTTCATGTAGCTAGGTACTTGTAATGGTGGCTTTGTTTGGTAATCAATGCCTTGTGCCTTGCGTAATTGTTCATGTTGGAGCTGTTTTACGTCACCTAATGCTTCCATTCCCGGTGAATTACCATAAATATCGCCACCAGATATGCCCCATCTAGGTATAACAGCCGGAAATTCTTTATATCCACTTTCTCGTAGCACATCTTCGCCATCACCACCTATTTCAAAGTAACAAGACTTGTATGCCATGTTCATATTGTCCTTCTTTTTAAAGTCACGCTCCCTATCATCTCTTGGCTCTATTGCATGAACTAAAGTAATCCACTGATCTAATGAACCCCTGTCGTACAAATTCTTAACGGACGTTGAACATTTCTTATATCCAAACTCTCTTACTACTTCTCCTACTGTTTTTTGAAATTCTCTGTACAAAGTGTTTACTCTGCCTTGATAATCAGTAGCTATTGCATATTCTCCAATAGTTACAGGGTAATGATGTATAGCTGTTTTAGGATCAGGAAGGACAATAGAACCTGCTGTGCCAAATGCTCCTAATTCTTCATAAATACTGTGTAATGTTCGGTATGTATTAGATTTTTGAAACACTAATTGCATACGTTCTGTTACGTCATTTAGCCATAACTTAACAGGTGCATATCTATTTAACTCTGGGTCAGCCGTTCCAAGTCTAAACCAAGGTCTTGCAGGGGATGTCGCACCTGCCATCATACCTGCACCTAATGTTCTTAACGCTCTTGTACCAGTATTGTCATATATCGAGTTATGTCGTCTATGTCCTTTGTTTCTATCTTGTTGAAAATAACGTCCATTTCTTGGTAACAAGTATGTTGTCACTTCTTGCCAATGTGACCACCATGTAGCTCTTTCAGATCTAAGGTGACCCCATCTTGTTAACAGGTCAGCACGTTTTGTTTTCATTGATTATCCACCAAGTAATGTGTTACCACCAAGATTTAACTGGCTAGAATCTACGCCTTGTACACCAGTAAGTAATGTTCCGGCAGGTCCGGCCATTGCTGCCTGTTCTTCTTTCTTTGTAATAGCACTAACGTCAGCCCTTCTTCTATTAGCTTTATTAAATTCAATATCAGCACGGTCAGACGCTTCTTTTGCCCTGTCTCTAGCGTCTTGATTAGCTTGTCGTTGCAATGCTAACTGTTTCTTCTGTTGTTTTTTTTGTTGGTTACTTGCATATATCTGCGATCCAACAGTAGCTGCTCCTACAATAACGGCTGATACTACCATTGTTTAAATCTCCTTAGAATACATGATTTCTTGTACACCATATTTTAGCTTTGGTAGCAACTTTGCTAAAGCGGTGTTTTCTTTAGCGTGCCATAACATCAGTTTACAGCCTTCAGATCTTGCATGATCCTCTGTAACCCTTAACAATCGCAAACCTAATCGTCCACCTCTGAATTCTTTTTTGACAAACAAAACGTCATTCTGAGTAACTCTTAGATCAGCATAATGAAAATGATGCATGATGATATTCATAGAATAACCAATACAGACATCGCCTTGCATTGCTAGATAAATAAACAAGAATCCGTTCTTGTCTACCGATTCATACATCGGCCAGTTTGGTTTTAGCTTCATTACCTGTTTGTTGCGAGCAATCTCTTCGTAATGCTCTTCAAACAATGGTTCGGCTAATACCTTAAATTCATCTAACGTGCAGAGTCTAATTTCTGTTTTAGGTACTCTACTTTCGTTTACACTAGCTGTACTATCAGCAGTTACGGTCACACTAGTCATAAGGGATATAATGTATATATCTATTATTGAAAGTATTTTTAATTAATGCAAGTAAGTCTGGACTATACCGCTCGTGAATGGCAAAGACAATGTCATATAAACAAAAAAAGGTTTAGTGTTTACGCATTACATAGACGTTCTGGTAAAACTGAACTCGCAATCATGGAACTAATAGACAAAGCCATGAAGACAGACAAAGAACTAGCTATGTTTGTGTACGTTGCTCCCTTTTTACGTCAGGCTAAAGCCATTGCATGGGCTAGATTAAAGCAAAAAATAGAACCGTTAAGACAACGATCAGCTATAGAAATAAATGAAGGTGAATTATCCATTAAGTTCAAACATAATGGGGCAATTATTAGGCTATTTGGTGGTGACAATCCTGATGCCATGCGTGGTCTACGTCTAGATGGGATAGTTATGGATGAGGTTGCACAGCTTAAAAACGAACTATGGACAGACATAGTACAACCTGCACTCTCTGACCGTCTTGGTTGGTCTATATTCATTGGTACACCTAGTGGTATTAACTTATTCTCTGAGTTGTATTACAAAGCAATGGATGAGGAGGATTGGACGGCAGCCAGATATACCGTATTTGATACTGATTCCCTACATCCTAATGAGGTGACTCGTCTTAAACGTGATATGAGTGAGACTTCCTTTGCTCGTGAGTACCTATGCGACTTCTCAGCACAAGGTGATGACCAGTTAATAGCTCTAGCAGATACCGAAGATGCAGCTAAACGTGTATATCAAGCAGATCATGTAAAGCTGTCACCTGTAATCCTAGGCATTGACCCTGCTCGCTTTGGGGATGACCGATCTGTGGTATTCCGGCGTCAAGGTAGGCAAGCATTCAAGCCAGTTGTATATCGAGGTATTGACAATATGGAACTAGCTACAAGAGTGGCTAACCTAATTGAGGAGCATAACCCTGATGCTGTCTTTTGTGACGCAGGGGCAGGGAGTGGAGTCATCGACAGACTACGGCAACTTAAATACGATGTTATAGAAATTCCTTTTGGTGGTAAGGCAATGAAGCCCGATCAGTACATCAACCGTAGATCTGAGATGTGGTGGTTAATGAAGCAATGGGTAGAAGAAGGAGGAGCAATACCCAATGACATAGCCCTTAAACAAGAGTTAGCTACTCCCATTTATTGGTACGACAACGTGGGTAGACGTGTACTCGAATCTAAGGATCAGATCAAGAAGAGATTGCAGGGTGCAGGGTCACCTGATCTAGCTGATGCACTAGCCCTCACATTTGCCCTTCCAGTAGCCAAGAAACAACCCGAAGATATTTATATCAAAAGACGTAAACAAGCCACACAAAAGACCGACTATGACCCTTACAAAGTCCTCTAACTTTAAACGCATAGCCGAAGGGTTAGACGTAGAACCATTGCTCCAATTGTTGGATGCTAAGCCTGAGTTATGGAAGGAGATTGAAACAAGGCAGAAGTTCACTAATTCACCACATAAAGACACAGAAACTATCCATGTGAGAGGTGCATTGAAGATGTCCGCTTACTACCTTATGTGGGATATAGGAGCATATGACTATCCCTGCATGGAGTACTTGAAACCTGCCTTAGTTCCATTGATGCGTCCAATACTGGAGCAGCTACAAGTTAAAGAGATGGGAAGGGTAATGATTGTTAACCTCAAGCCCTGCGGTCATGTAACAAAACACAATGACCAAGGAACATATGCCGATCACTACCAAAGGTTTCATCTTGTCCTTAAGTCAAATCAACATTGCTCTCAGACCTGCGGTAATGAGCTTCAGAGGTTCGAGGTGGGAGATGTCTGGTGGTTTAACCATAAAGAACTACACACCGCCCACAATGTCGGAGATACTGACCGAATACATATAATCTT